CGTGAGCTGTGATCAGCTGATCGATCATGGCAATGTTGAATCGCTGCAATCATGCATTGCACTTCCTCGATGCGATCTATCATCGGCAATCACCACAAAACCAAATGATGTTGTCTTGCTTGTCATAGCCTTTTTGGTAGCCAAAGTGATCCAACCGCCTCAGCTGTGAGCATTTGTCGCATTGCTCAATTTTGTATTCCTCAACAATTTCGCCATTGCACATCAACCTGGCTTTCATTTCTTGAGGATAGATGATCTCAACAAAGTCGCTCATACTTGTGGCTCCCATGTTCCTGTGCTGCGCAATACATACCAACGCGGTGTGCATTGCTTCTCTTTGATTTTCTCGCTGCAAAAGTAGCCGCCCCATGATTTCGGTGCATCTGGCTTGCTTTGATTCCATCGCATCGACCCATGTGAGCACGATGGCACGGCATCAGCTGTCCATGCAGAATCGGCCGATGATCCAAATGATGGTGTGCCAGCTTGCTCAGCTTCGGCCGCTGTTTGATAACTCGGCACATCGCCATGCTTTGTGCTCCAATAGTCATAATCGGCTGCCGGTGTTTCGCTCTTGACCAATGCCATGACCTCTTTGGTTGCCTTTTCCGTGTTGCCCATAACCAAAGCCATCACGCGCATCAAAGCTGATGTGCAAGTATCCTCGATCATCCAGCGTTTCATTTTGTCCGGATAAGCTGCAAGATAGCCGTATGCATAATCAATGCCGGCTGGATCAATTTCAGTTTGATTGCGAAATGCTTTTGCTTGTACCAGCACATAGCCTTTTTCGGCATTGAATTCAATGATGTGCGATTCCAACCTACCTTGTGGAAATGTCGCAATCCATCGATCCGTGCGCTCTTTGTTGCCTTCGTACCCATCCATGAAAGAGGCCATCATTTGGCCTTCCGCTCAGCTGATACCGCGTGGCGTGCCACGGCCCGGCCTTTTGTATAGCCTTGTCGCTCGCCTTCCTTAAAACCGACCGAATAGGCCATAACAGCCCATAAAGCCCCACCGATCAAACACACGATCACAATTGATGTTTCGTTCATTTTGTTGCTCCCGATTCTGGGAGCCGCGAATCAGCTCCCGAAATAAAGAGTGACAGGCAAAACCGACAAGTTCAACAATCACGCTTAAATGGCGGCGTGTCGCTACTTCTTTTGTTCAATGAGCTGTGTGTACAGATAATCCAAACGAGCCTCGATGCGTGAGATTTGATCCTTCATACTCGATCCCGAATTCGGTGAAAGTTCGCTCATGACCGCTTTGATGATAATTCTCATTGACGAATAGACAGCTGCCAATGTTGTGATTACAAGTCCACCAACAGCCGTCCACTCGCCCACGCTCACTTTTTGATGCCTAATGCGTGATCGTTAGGATTTGCCCATCGAGCCAAAACCGGCACGATTCCAGCAATAAGGCCCATGGCCAAATCTTTGGGATTGGTGTTTCCAGTCATGTACACGGCCAGACATCCGGCCACCGCGCTGCGCATCCATGATGCTGCCGCTGCCTTAAATTGCTCCATCATTTTTCTCCTTTTGGTCGATCCGGCAAATCACCGGAAAACGCGCCATAAGTTGGTCGGCCGTAACCGACAACAAATGACCTTGCTCCCAAAGTTCTTGATTTAACCATAACCTCGCCACCATTGCGCTGATCGCCACCGCCTGATGTGTTGCCTTCAATGGTCACAATTTGTTTTTCCGATGCCCGGATAACCAAGCCAATGTGATTGATTGTGGTTTTGTCATCGATGATGAAATCAAAGAAAACAAAATCACCAATTTTTGGTGTTGTGTGCCATTGCTTTGCTTTCTTAAATGCCTCGGCTCCAGCTCGTGTGCTGACAACATTTGGCACCTTGACACCAGCTTGATCGGCACACCAATTCAAAAATGACCCACACCATGGCAGCTTGTCAGCTTTCATGTGTTTGCCATACTTTGTCTCATTGTTGCCGGTTTCAGCTGTGCCAACCTCAGCGAGCGCAACCTGAATCAAACGCGGCAATGTGCCTTGTGGAAATGTCATGACAGCAACAATTTCGCCTGATCCTCCGTGATGCCCAATTGCGCGAGCAACGCGGCTTTTTCAGATTTCTTGCTTTCTATTTCAGCCGCTTTTGCATCCATCTCTGCTTTTTTGGCTTCAATTTGTTCCACCTCTGATTTGCTCAATGTGCGCTCAACATCAGTTGTTTCATTGTTTTCCAAATTTACAATTCTTTCGATGATTTTCATGACTTCTCCTTATGCGCTAGTAAAGACTCGGATTGTTCCAGCATCAAAATTGATTCCATCATCTTGAATCAAGCTGATGCTTGTAATTGCTGCGCTGGTGTCGATGTACCCACCGCCCCACACTAAATCTTGACCTGACCCACCGGCTGCCGTTGCGCCTGTTTGAAAATCAATGATTTTTTGACCCGATGTGGCTGCGCCCGTAATTCTAAACCATCCACTCATGGTTGAGCCTGTATTGTCCGACCACTCACCAATCGTGCATCGCACCTCGGAATTGCCTCCGCGAATTCCAAAATTGTTTGCTGAGTAACCAGAACCTGCCGAAATGTATGGGCCTTGATAATTGTAAATTCCAGTCGTTAAACCATTGACACGAAATGAAACATTGTAGGCATTGGTTCCCGATGATGCGCCCGAAATGTAAACAAAAATCACATCAGCATTGCTAATACCAGAAACTGTGACTGTCGTGCTTCCTGATAAAGCCGTGCCTCCAGTATTTAACAATGTGAAATTTTTGCCACCTGCTGCAGTTGCCCATGTTGGCACACCACCCGCAACAGTCAGCACTTGTCCGGTGCTACCAATGCCCAATCGTGCCGGTGTTGATCCGCTCGATGAATAGATCGTGTCACCGGTGGTTGTCATTGGATTAGTCATGCCAGCTGAATCAGCTGCCCAAACAAAATCCATGTCGGCATCGGTGTTTTTCTTTAGCACCTGACCAGTCGTGCCGCCTTTGAGATCAGCCAACGATGTATCAACCGCCTGACCAAACACCTCAAAATCAGCTGGCAAATCCGTGACCAAATCTGTGGCCGTGGGCATTTGCCAATTGAAATTACTCGTTGGGTTACTCATTTTTGCTCCTTACGCCACAATAGTGGCATTGATCCAATCCAAAGTTGGATTGACTGTGTTCCATGCTTCAACAATCGGCACATCGTTCCAGCGCATTGCTTGCAATGAAAAAGCAATTGGTGAGACAATCATTGAAATGCTGACCTGATTGTATCTGGCCGAAAATGTCCAGCCTTCAACGAAACCCAGAAAATCGCCAGAATTCATGTTGAGTGGCAGATTGGAAATGTTCACCGGCATACCCATGAAAACCCCGATTAAAGCATCCCGGTCAGAATCATCGATGTCCGGGTTGGCCAGCTCAAATGTGATGTTGTTAAAGTTAAATCGTGGATAAGCTCTCAAAGCCAGATAAAAATCAGCCTGATCCTCAGCATCGGCTAAATGCCGCAATGTCGTTTGAAAAATCTGTGACAATTGGCCATAAAGCCCAATTGATGCTGGGTCGCTTTCACTTGTTTCATTTTGACTGTTTTGCCCGTATTGGATTGTGATGTTGTTTCGCACATCGCCTGTTCTTTGCTTGATCATCAAGCCCGATGCCAACGCATCATTTGCCGTTAAATCAACATAACCATTGGCCGCCAAATAATTTGTGCGATGTGTACTGTCCGAATACCCGATTCGGCCTTGTGGATCCTCGTAAATGTATCCCAATCCCGATGTTGCCAAAGCTGAGACAAGCGAATAAACATCCGTGCGATTTGATGATCGTTGTGACAGCTCATAATTGCCCGGACGATCTATTTCGCCCAATCCTGTGTTTTCCGCATCCTCCCATTGGATCGTTGGATCATAGGTTGCCCATGTCAAAGCTTGAGGTACTTCCTGCCATGAGGCAAACAAAACCTCTTTCAAAATGTCAAAAATCTGATCGCCATCAAAGTCATGTGATAGCACGCCATCGGTCAATGCTTTTGGCAATCTGGCCAGCGCGCCCAAAGCAATGATGTTGATTCGCTGGGCGTAATCGGTTGCACCGACCTCAGCAACGGCAATGGCTACTTCAACAACCGATCCACCAAAAATTGGCACAAATGTAGCTGTCGAATCTTGCAATTCAATCGTCAATGAATCATTTATTTGAATTGCGACATTGCTGTGATCTAGGTTGATGATTTGTAAATTGGTGTAGCCGGCTTGGGGTTGCTCATAAATGTTTGTCCGACCGCTTGTGATTGTAAGGTTGGCCAAAGTGAGGTTTTGGTATTGCACACCGCCAATGGTCACACGCCAAACAGGATTGAAAATGCTCATCAGATCGCAACCAAAGCTCCAGCACCTAAAGTGCCGCGATAAAAGGAATTGTTAAGTGCATCAACCACGGCTCGGTTGAAACCTTCCTCATCGATGACCGATGCTGAATTTACATTGATCACAATTCTTTCAGATGTTGAAAGACCACCTGTAGCCGCTGCTCTAGCTGTTGCGGCTGCTTCACGCGCCTGTCGTAATCTTTCGGTTTCTGCCTTTAATTCCTCGCGCCTTAAAATTGCAGCTTGCATTGCTGGTGAATAAGCCGAAAGCGGTGCTCCGGTAAAAGTCGGTGAATCTGAATTGGGAGCAAAAATGGTTGTTGGCGTGCCGGTTTGGAAACCACCACTCGTGATTTGACCACCCGATCCATCCTCGCCACCAAACACCAAACTTTTGGAACCACTATCAAAGCTTGCACCGGTTATGAAATCGCCTAAGCCACCAAAAAAGCGTGTGACCGGATTGTCTTTAACAAAATTGACAAATTCTTTCAATTTATTAACTGTATTAGTGATTAAAGTGACGAGCTTTCCAAAGCCTGTTACAAGGACACTGACAACTGTGCCAATACCTTCTAAAGCTGTTTTGAAAGTACCGCCCAAAAGTGGTGCAAGATACTTTTTGATGAAATCCCACACCTTTGCGAGCGCATCATAAAATGGTTGTAATTCCTCTGAATTGTCTGTAATGGCTTTTTTTATTTTGTTAAATGCAGATTGCAAACCTTCAAGAATTGGCCTTACGACCGATCCAATTGCTGGGATCACTTCCTCGTACAAGAATTTCCACCAGCTGATCAAAATTGGCAACAAATCTTTTTTGATAACATTGAAAATTTCGCCAAATGCTGGCCCCAATGTTTTGCCCAAATTGTTGGCAAAATCTGTAATTGCCGGGATGCCTTTGTCCACAAATGCGCTGAGCAATGGTGTGAGCGCATCGAGCACATACGATCCGACTGTTTCTTTGGCTTCATCAAATGCGACAGTCAGCCGCGCCATTTTGCCTTGAAAAGTCTCAGCTTGCTTTGATGCCTGACCTTCAAAAGTCTTTGAAAGCGCAGCTGCGGCAGCATCAAAATCTTTTGATTTGATAATTGATTCATCGATGCCAACGCCCAATTTTTTTAGTGCTCCGAGGTTCCCGTCATAGGCTTTGCCTAACGCCTCTGACACCGCCTGCAAATCTTTCCCGGTGCCCGCACTAATGTTTAACGCCAATGATTGCAATTCTTGAGCCTTGGTCTGATCTTTTGTTGATCTAATCAACCGATCCAGCGATGGCCTTAATTTGTCATCGGTGATGCCATTTGCCAATGCTGTTTGTGTTATGTAATCCTCAACAGCCTTAATCTGGTTATTTGTTGCACCTGTGACATTTTTTAGTGTTGTTGCCAATTTGGCTTGAGCAGCTTCATCCTCGATGGCAGATTTCACACCATCAACCAACAATTTGCCAGCATAAGCTGCGGCAGCTGCACCGGCTACGGCAAAAGCTGCACCGGCTTTTTTAGCAAATCCACCGAGTTTGCCGGCAAATCCATCAACCTCTTTTGTGCCTGTGTCTAGGCTTTTTTTAAGCTGATCGACATCACCAAGAATTGAAAGCTTAAGTGTTCTACTTTGACCAGCCATCACCACTCCTTCAAAATCTTAGAAAATGCGTTTTCCCATTGAGCAATGATGTGAGGCTGTTCGGCGCGCAATGTTGGATAAATGAACCATCCACGGGAGCCACGACCTTGTTTGCCTGACCATCGAGGAAATTGCTTAAATTTGTTTGAGCCAAATTCATAGCCGCCCCAAAGCTGTTGCGTTGTGCCGCCACCGCTAAATTTCTGCGAGACAAAACCAAACGAAATTTCGCCAATTTTTGATGACTTGCTCACACGCGATCCTTGAGCTATTCGATCATCACCTCGATTTGATGTACCTGATGCAGCTGAAATAATTTTGCTTTGTAAATAGGTAGCCAATCCATTGGAAACACCTTTGGCTTGTTCAACCGCTTTTTCATCCATGGCTTTGAAAGCCTTGATGATGCCACGCAAATCACTCTTGTCATAAGCGATTGTCTCAGTTGCCATTTCTGATCCTTAGTATCTCGAAAGCGGTTAAAATGTCCTCAGCTGTCTGAAACTCTGATCGTGACAATCCTGTGGTGATCGCTAGTTCCCAAATAATCCGGTTTATTGATCCGGACTCGTAACTTTTGGGTTTTCGGTTTCTCCCATGTTGATGTCAGTAACAGTTTCACACCACACTTCAAAAGGCTTGACGGGTTTTCCAGCCGCCTCGCGTTTCATTGCGTGATACGCCAAAAACATCAGATCGGCAATTCCCAGCTTGTCTTGTACTTGCTGGATCGTGTTGCCGGTCTTTTGTTCCCATTTGACCCACTCTGGTGGGAGCGCGGTATAGGTCGCGCTCTCCCCAGCCGTGTATTCAATTGTGATCGCTAGTTTCATTTTTTGCTCCCGATTCTTTTCTTAGCTGTATGTTTCAGTAGGTTGGCCAATGACTGTCAATGCCCATGTGTCTGTCAGTGCTCCAGGAGCAGCACCTCCAGCTGATGGAAAAATTGGCAAAACTGTGAAAGTGAAAACCGCTCCAGTAGCAGCTGTTAAAGAAACAGCGACAGGCGTGTTTGCGTTGTTTTCAGCGTTATTCCACATGTTTTCAAACAATGAGCCTTGCGTAGCTGTTGATCCCCAGTCTTGCAAGAGTTCAATGGTAAATGTCCATTGCTTATCAACAGACCTATACGCTGGGCCGTTGAGTGTTGTGTATCTTTCGATTGTGGTGTCACATGCCAGCGTTGCCGATGTTGTCTGTGCAGCATAGACTTTTGTATCTAGCGTGAAAGACACATCGCGGCCGGTAATGATTACTGTACTCATTTGATCTCCTTAATTGGTGTAGTAGGTGCTTACTTGTAAATCGGCCGTGAGGTATTTACCTGCACCGACTTCCAATGGTTGTGGTTGATTAACATTGCCAACTTCGTAGCCAACTGGCATTGCCCCGATGATGCTGATCATCAATTTTTCTAAATTGTCCAAAGCTGCGGCATTGTTCATGTATCCAACAACGCCAGTCACAGTCAGATTGACCTTAACTCTTGTGGTTGTTTTGCCGATCAAAACGCTTTCCAAATAAGGCGCATCCGGGATCAAACAAATGCTGGGTGATGTCATTGTCTCTGGGATGCCGTTGTACACATTGGCGGCAAT